GTCAGCGCGTGGGAATGCTTTCATGTCAGCCACCTTTCAATTAAAAAAAACACGCCAATAATAATAATTCCTAGGCCCATCATAAATGTTGCAAAACAACAATCTACTAACCACCCATATTTAACTTCGTGTTTATTTTCTGAACTATTCAATGGATTAATAAACATAACCCACACGGCACAAGATAAAAAAATCATAAATAAACCACCAAAAAAGATCATTTTAAAGCCTCCTTGCTGAGATATTGTCGATGGTAATCACGGCTCACGGTGCGTCGGCACTCTTTGCACCAACTTAAGAGCGTCCCGAATCTGGTCAAATGGAACTGCTCTGATTGCTTGATTGTGCGGCACTTTGAGCACAGCGCCGGTTGACCCTGCGGCCTCGATTGTTTGATTTTCTAACTCCTTGATCCGTTTGTGATTGAGTTTCCACATCATGTGCTTTGTCCTAGTCTTGCCGTTGTATTGCAGCCTAAGACCCATGCGGGACACAAGCCCATCCTTTGCCATGCTGTTGAGATAGCTGCCTATCGTTCCAACATCTTCGGCCAAGATTCCGGCTATGTTGAAACCCGTCATCTCTATGTCGCGGGCTAGAACTTCACGCATGGCAGCGATGATTTGACGGGCGCGAGGCTTCAGAGCTTGGGCAGGCACGTTACATCCACCACAGAAGGCACTAACTGATTGTTGACCTTGCGCTTGGTGCTGATGACCACAGGGCGCATACCGGCCTTCTCGCACTCCCCAATGCCATTGATGACTTCAAGCCTGGACAGCGGCGGTACTTCCTTTTCGACTTGTAGGCTACTGACAGCTTCCGGTACTGTGGTGCTTGCGGTAGGCTGAAACGATGCACAGCCGCTAAGAATTACGACTGCAAAGCAAAGTAGGGTTTTCATTTGGCTACCTGTATCAGTTTGTCGCCATGCTGCTGACGAACTCGATTGAAAAGCACAGTTATGTCGGTGTTGGCTGCTTTGGTAGGCGTGAACTTGCCGTCGAGGATGTAGAGGTTACGTTCGCGCAAGTAAGCAATACACTTTTTCCTTGCATCTTCGTAGCGTCGAGGATCGTCAGGCGTGCAGTTTTGCACATCAATCAAATCCGGTTGTAGTGCGTCGTAGTGCATCATCCAATGTATTGCATCAGCTAATCTCATCTTCACCCTCCTCAGTTAAAAATTTACCGCCCGCAGGATTTTGTTGAAACCACCGATAGTTAAAACGAAAGTTTCGGCGCTGTTCGGCTTTGATTGTGTTAGTAAAGTAACCAGGCACATCGCTCGACATTTGCTTGATCAATTCATCTTTGAACCGATCGCCATCCATGCCGACCATTTCGACATAATTCTTAGCGCCGTCCAGTAAAAACATGACTGCATCAAGAGACTTGCCTTGCGGGACATTGACCTTTTTCTTGAATGAGTTGTTGCGTCGCACAGGTGGCAAGCAAGCGTCTATAACTGCAAGCTCGATCACGCTCATTAAGAGACGAGTACATCCTTTGGTTTGACTTTGAACATCCATTATTTTTCTCGGTTGGTGGGGTACTAACCGCAGCTTTCCCCCTATAGATCAGAAAGGCAAATCGTTATCCATATCAGACAAGTTGCCCGCGGCTTGTTTGGGCTTGGGCTGATCCTTGTTTTTGTGCTGCATAGAGCAAGACATAAACTTGCCTTTAGCGCCCTCCCTGATCCAAGCGGATACCCACACAGGCTCGCCGTTCATATCCATGCCATCGCCCCTGTAATCGGGATGATTGTCGGTTTCTTTTTTCTCGTTTTTGAACAGCGTAAAGCTGCCGGGTTTAGGAATGTAAGCCATTATTTTTTTTCCTTGATTTTGTCAATTATTTCATTTACTTCAGTCAGGAACTGCCTTACTGCTTCTTCAATCGCATCAATACGTTCTTGATCGCGGTCAAACCTATGCACAAACAACTGCAAATCTTCAGGCAAGCGCGGATCGTAGGATACAAAGTCGCACCATTCCCGACCTGTGCAGGCCATTTGCCACAGCATTTGGTTCTCGTACTGCCGCGGCTGTTTCTTATCTAACAACGTTTGCAGGTGCGTGGAAGTCTTTGGGCACTTGATTTCTACTAAGCCATCGGTAGACACTAAGCCATCGGGCGAAGCTGCTCCCTTTTCAATCGTCGGATGCGGAACTAGCCCGACTTCATCCACCGTCCAAGCGCAAAACATTTCATATTCGGCGCGAGCTAACGGTTCTTTGTCAGTCCCCCATTGCATAGCGGCATTGGTAAAGCCCGATTCCTGCGGCTGACCCGTCAGAATCTCAGCCACGATCTGTGCCCTATAGTCCCGATAAGCCGCCGTAGTCTTAGCCGCCATCACGTCGCTGATCCGACTAGCCGTGACCTTACCGGCGCGAGCTGCGAGCCATTCAGGACTGCCTTGCTCCATCGTCAAAACTTTCATGCCTCACCCATTGCAATTTTGCGAGCATTTTTAGCAGCAACAATTTTTTGCATCGCGTCGGTATCTTCAATCTTCTTGGCATTGTGATAAGCCTGCGTATAAAACAGTTTCAACTCATCTGCTGTCGTTGCTGTGTTGATTGCCTCAAGTAACTGTGGCAGCGTTTCTAATCGTTTCTGAGGTGCATTCTTGCCACTCGCTGCGTTGCCGTCGTCGTCTTCCGGCGCGACACCGCAGGCAGCGGCAAGGCTATATCTGCGGGCATAAGTCAACGCGCTCCCGTAACCCTGGGCGTCTGCCTTGCTAACCGGCAGGTTCAACACCCCGCATGACAGCCATTCGCCGGATGCGTGCAGCAGGATCGTCTCGACGCGCACTTCGTCCCTGTCGGATGGCTCAACGCGCTGAATGTAGCTCAATCCGCATTGACCAAAGGCAGGCCGGATCGCTTCGACCACAGAGGACAGGTCAGCATACTTTGATTTGAAAAACGGATTGGCGCTGTCTTTAATTGCGCCCTTAAGGTTCATTTGCGCCATTGCTAACGCGGTGGCTAGGTTGGTGATGGATTCGGATTTGTTCATGCTAGTACCCCCGTAACGATAAGTATGAAAATTAGTGTGAAGCCGATTGCTACCGCGCGGTCGCCGGTCATATTCCGAGCCTCCTGTTGGCACGCTCATATTCAATATCGCCCACATCAATCCAACGCTCCCACTCGCGGGACTTCATCTCGCGGTCAGCGTCAAGTTCTTCTTGTGTAGCGCGAGCGCGAAAGTGGATACCTTCCGGCTTGCAAGTGCCCCAATCTGCACGCTCGGTGTTGCAAAAGATATCGAGGAATTTTCCGGTGACAGCCGACACAACTACTTTGCGATGGCAAGTTGAGGCTTCGGGGTTGTCGGCGTTTAGATTGAATGATGCACAGTCTTTGCAGAGGTTCATTTGTGTCTCCTGTTGTTGTCAATTGATTAGTTCAAAGCAATCAGAAGATCGGAAATTTCATTGATTCGCATATTGCCAAACTCGCTCATGTCCATAATCTTGGCTACTTTGATGATTTTTGGTTTGACATGAACGCCAATTTTTTTCAACTCTTCAAGGTCGGCTACAACTTGCTCATTGATGGTGTTCATTTGTGTTTCCTTTGTTGTTGTCAATTGGTTACCGCAAACAAATGTTACATACTTTTTGGATCAATTACGAAAGTTGCAAAGGAAAATTGTAAAGTAATCTTAACTAAATCAATGCCGCTTGACAAGATAGATTGACACAGGTTAGGATGCTTTGCAAGTTATCTTTAACCATCAAAGGAACATCATGAAAATCGCACAGGCAGAAGCACACTTTGGCAACCGTCGCAAACTAGCCGAGGCATTGGGCATTACGAGCCAGGCAGTGAGCCAGTGGGCGAAGCGTGGGCAGATTCCCGAAGGCATGGCGTACAAGCTCCAGGTGGTCACAAACGGCGCTCTGAAGGTCAACCCTACTGATTACATCCCCGTCGCTCAAATGGTGGCTGAAATCGTCCCACAGCAATGAAATTCCTCTCTGTCTGTAGCGGCATCGAGGCGGCTTCCTGCGCGTGGGATTGGGAAGCTGTCGCCTTTTCCGAGATTGAGAAGTTCCCTAGTCAAGTTTTGTCACATCACTACCCTGAAACCCCGAATTGGGGCGACATGACTAAATTTAAGGAATGGCCTGATGCAGATGTCAATGTTCTCGTCGGAGGAACACCCTGCCAATCATTCAGCGTCGCAGGACTGCGAAAAGGATTGGATGACCCGCGTGGCAACCTCATGCTCACGTATCTTGCCATTGCTGCAAAGTATCGGCCCAAGTGGGTGGTTTGGGAGAACGTCCCCGGCGTGCTATCCAGTAACGGAGGACTCGACTTTGCCTCCTTCCTTCGAGGGTTGGGGGAATGCGGGTATGGGTTCGCCTACCGAGTTCTTGACGCTCAGTATTTCGGAGTTCCACAGCGCCGCCGACGCGTGTTCGTTGTCGGATGTCTTGGAGACTGGAGAAGTGCCGCAGCGGTACTTTTTGAGCAGCACAGCCTGCAAGGGCATCCTGCGCCGAGCCGAAAAAAGGGGCAAGACTTTGCCGGAACAGCTTCAAAAGGCTTTGCAAGCAATCGCTGGCCCGCTGAAGTAAGTAGCACTCTTGATACTACTTTTGGGACAAAACAAGGATTGGAAGATCAGCACGTCAATGCCGGGTGTCCAATGTTCGTACCTGCGGAAATGACAACGGTGCAAACTCTCAGAACAAGGAGGCCCGGCGAAGGTGGAATGTCGCATGACCATGAACATCTTGTTCCGACACTTTCACCGGCATTGAATACTTGCAGCGGCGCAAATCATGCACCGGACACAAAGGCTTACGTTGTGCAGCCGACCTATTCT